CCGGCTGGCAGCGTGACAGAGAAGAAAACAGGAGAAAATAATGCCTTACTATAGAAAACGATCAGGCGGCGATGTTAAAACGCAGGGCGAAGTGAAGGGGATGTATAACAATGTCTCATTTAGTCGCGTTGTAGATACTTATGCCGACCTTGGCTGGGATGAGATTGTTGCAGTTCCTATGCCCGCACCGTCTACTCCGCTAACAAAGGTCGAGCATGGCGATCCGGTTAAGAAAGCTGGTAAATGGACGCAGGTCTGGGTCGAGGAGGATATGTTCTCTGGGGCTACAAAGGCAGCAGATGAGGCGGCACACACCGAGCAATTGGACACCGCTGCCGCAGCAAGCGCAAGGACAGAGCGAGACTCAAGACTTGCACTGACCGACTTCCACGGTCTAACCGACAATACCATGAGTGCAGCGATGACAACTTATCGGCAAGCACTGCGGGATGTACCGCAACAGGATGAGTTTCCTAACGAGATAAATTGGCCCACCGAGCCTAACTAGCCAGATGGGATACGCTTGCCATGCCATCTAGACAGCCATCAATGCGGTCAGATTTACAGGACGTTTTAATCACGGTTGCGCGTATTGATGAGCGGATGGTTACGATGTTTAATCGCCAGGAGGACATTGAACAACGTGTGAATTCTATGGACAAGAAAATCCAACTGATTTCTCCTACAGTTAAGTTTGGAGAAAGGGTTTTCTGGATTATGCTGGTTGTTGCTGTGGGAATGTTTTTCAATTTGCAATGACAATTAATAATCTTAAAGGCAACGGCGAGCCTTAATCGCCATTACATTTTGGAGTTAGAACCCATGAAACATGAAATCGAAACAGCAGTACAGTCATTAGCTCATAAAGCGGAGAAGAGTAAGAGTCAGGACGAGGCGATGAAATACTCGCAAGCCGCGCTGAATTTGGCCCACGCTATAGCAACGCTTGGCAATAATGAAAGAGCGAATAAGTAATCAGGCATGGTGATGCTGCGAGTTCTGGTTTTGTTTGCCTGGGGGTGGTCACCAGCACCGACACATCCTATCCATTCTTCGCTCGTGCAGATAATCATGGAAAAAAATCACATGGAGAAACAGATTGCCACGCTAAAGCAACACGAAGGGATTAGGAATTTGGCTTACCGTGACAGCCTCGGTGTTTTAACTATAGGCTGCGATATTAATATTTCTGATAATGAAGATCACAGGTAACATGACATGGCAAAGAAGAACTGGATCAAAGGTGCGATCAAGAAACCTGGTGCATTAAGAAAGACTCTGGGCGTAAAGAAGGGTTATAAGATACCCGCCAGGAAGCTGAACAAAGCCGCCAAGGGGACCGGGGTCAGCAAGAAAACGGCTCAGAGGGCCAGGTTAGCAAAGACTCTGAGGAGGATGCGTTAGCTCGGATGGTACTTCTTGAGCAGAAACCAATATTGTTTCAGGGTATTGAACATGGCTAGATGCCTGTCATGTGAGTCTGTATCCCAAACGTGAATTGACAGAATATCAGGATGTTTGCGATCAATGAATATCGACACCCTGGTTGGATTGTCAATCCCCAGGCCTTGGGCGTAGGCAGATAGTTGCATCCCGTGATCGTCAAATACCAATTTAGCTGAATCTTTGCCTTTCAACGCGTCTTTTGTTTTGAAATCAACAACTATCCCGCTGGGTGAATAGAGGTCAATCTTACCGCCATAACCTTCATTGCAGAACGAATCCTCTGCTACCCACGTCTGGTCGGGGAAATGCCCGTCTAATACCTCTTTGACCGCAGTATAGGCTACTGAGTCTCTGTTCTCACTAAACCCAGCCTCTACATCAGCATGGATAGCTGTACCCCGTGCCGCCGCTTCTATAGCGTGTTGTTTCGAATCATCCTTCGCCCGAATCATAAAATCATCTAAAGACTCGTCAGGGAGCTGGGGGAGGGTAAGAACAGCTAATAAAGCCTGATTAATCTTCCAGTTCTCCAGGGCGGGTTTCGCTGGCACACCTAGTATGGTGGTTACAGACGGGACCAGGTTGAGCTTACGGGCATCACGAAGCGTGGTGTTGCGCTCCTTGCCGTTGGCCCCGATTACTGTGTATGCCGGTTTGCCCCTCCGGTCATACCAATGGGTTGATTCCTTGATCGCCATCAGAATGGTATGTCGTCATTGAAATCATCAAATGAGGGTGGTGGTGGCGCAATAGTCGCTTCTTCAAGCGGCATATCTACTCTGACCGCATCCACCATTTTATCGCCAAAGCTCACCCTGGTTGCATAGACAAATATCTTCTTCCCAATCCACATCTCTGCATCGTCACCCAACACATGGGCAATCGTCATTGCGTTGGTTTTATTTAATGGCAGTTTTTTTTCTGCGTTGGAAAATGCCAGGGTGAGTTTTTGTTTCTTGACCCCTTCCTGCTCAAATTCAGTGACACTGATGTCAGAGATTGTCAGAGGGAATTTCTTGCCCGGGGTCAGATCGGAAGCCCTTAAAAAATCAGACTCGCTCTTGTAATATTGATTAACATCTATCATGTATTTCTCCTGTTTGTTGTTCCTTGAAGTCTTGGATTAGCCAGGAATCAGCCTCACTTTCCCACTGCTTTTCATATTTTGCGTGGGATTCTGAGCTTCCTGGATAGGGGTTTTCATTACTACCCAGTCTCATAAAGTCGTATTTTGCTTGAGTTTCAGGTTTCATCTTTTCTCCGGCATTGCTCAACCAATTTGTGAGCCTCTTCAAGCTCTTTTTTGAATCGTTCATCAATTTCCATGAATTTGATCATTGCATCCGCAATCCTGTCAGATGCCGTGTGGGGGCTGCCATCGAGATTTATCACCAGGGCTACCACGAGTAGGCCCCAATTATTGAAGAAACACAAAATGAAAAAAATCTACTTGTTGTCAATCATACTCTTTCCTTTGCTATTAACTAACAGTGTTAATGGACAAGCTCGATCATTGCCACACGAATGTAAGCGAAGTCTTTTGTGCTAATCTCGGTGATAGCCTCCATAACTATGTCGGCATCGGTTTGCAGCAAGTGAATAACCCCATCCCGCACCTTCTCATCATGCTCGGCCTGGGTGACTTCCTGCGCCTTTTGAATCACTTCGATGTCTTCTTCGTGCCTGGCCAGGTCGTGTTTCACCCTACATTTATCGTTCATGTTTTTCTCCTATAATAACTACTTGACACCCAGAGTGAACTAGTTCAGTATCTATGTCAACCCAATTATGGGGTTATTTTACAAGGTGTCGATATGTTGAGTCCAGACGAATGCAAGGAAAAGTTAAAAGATAGGACGCTGGCTGTGGTGGCTGAGAATACAGGCTTGCACTACAACACGCTTCTAAGACTGCGGGACGGCTATGCCAAAGAGCCTAGCTATAAAGTCATTAAAACACTGTCAGAATATTTTGAGTCTTAATGAAAACTAGGTCAGAATATCTCAAAAAACACCCTGGCGGCAATTATGCGAATTATGTGCGAGGGTTTAGAATACCCGACAACGCATGGGGGCAAAGCCGGCATGAGTTACGATCAAATGATGAAATTGGCTGACTGAAATGCAAATAGCAATTTATGACGTTGACAGTAGGATACCGAATCTCGCTTTAATGAAATTGTCGGCACATCACAAGGCGTTGGGTGATTCGGTGGAGTTCTACTCTCCGCTATTCCAACATGACTATGACAAGATTTACGCGAGCCGCGTGTTCAAGTTTTCAGATACCTCAATGCTGAACCCAGACATTATGGAGATCGGTGGAACGGGTTGGGACTTGAACAAAGACCTGCCACCAGAGATTGAGACCCTTGTTCCTGATTACTCCCTATATGGATACCCGCACAACATAGGATTCACCATGAGAGGGTGTCGGCTCAGGTGCAGCTTTTGTGTGGTGCCAGAGAAGGAGGGCAAGCCCAAAAGCGTGATGACAATCCCAGAGATATGGACGCAGAGGAATAGCGATTTTGTGATGCTTTTGGATAATGACTTTTTCGGAAACCCAGACTGGCAGGCAAGGATAGACGAGATCAAGAAACTAAATTTAAAGGTGAACTTCTCACAAGGCTTGAATATCAGAAACATAAAGACAGACCAGGCTGAAGCGGTTGCTTCGGTCAGGTTTTCAAATTCATCCGGCAACGCAAAGCAGGTCTACTTTGCGTGGGATGACCCCAGACACGAAAAGCTAATTCACAAGGGCATAAAAACCTGTGTTGAGGCGGGGATAAAGACTTATCAAATGGCGTTTTACGTGCTGATTGGCTACCACAGCACCCCAGAAGAGGACTTACACAGGGTTGAGCTTTTGAGGTCTTATGGGTGTGACCCCTACGCCATGCCTTACAACAAGGAAGACCCATACCAAAATAAATTTACAAGATGGGTAAACCACAAGGCTATTTTTAAGAGTGTGGCTTGGGGGGATTATAAAGGCGGCGTATACAAAAAATTTATCGATGCAAGCCAAATGAGCATGGAGATATGAGAATCAAAATAGATTTTCAGCTTTTCTAACCAGGAGCAACCAATGAATGACTCACCACCACACACAATAGCACGCAGGACAGATCCCCAAACCAGCCATGATGCTGCTGCAAAAGCGCCCACTGGCAAGATGCGCCAGTTTGTCTTTGACCTTATAGAGCAATCAGGATCAGATGGCACAACGATAAAAGAGATGGTTAATGCGAATCCCAACATCCAGGCATCCAGCATTACCTCAAGGCCCAATGAGCTTGAAAAGCAGGGGCTGGTGCATTACCGAGGGGATAAACGCGATGGAGCCAGGATAATACGGGTTGCCGCACATGACAGGGGCTATAGGCTATGTGGGTGCGGGATGGTTCTGTCTGCGTTTTATGGTTTTAAGTGCCAGCATTGTTGAATTATTATTATTATGGGCGTACAGTGTTAATTGTGTTTTAAGTCTGTATTGGGGGGGTTGTTTATTCAGCCCCCTTAGTTTTAAAGCATAAAATGCCGAGTGTATTAGAAGTACATTCCGCGAAGACAGTAGACCGGTACGGTTCCCGCGTCATCGACGCAAGTATCATACCACAAATTCCTACAGTTTCCGCAAGCACTTGGCAGCAGTGTTGTTTGGGGTGTGCTGAAACAGGGTTCGAGTCCCGCCTTTAATCTATCGGATGGGCGCACAGGTGAGCCAGCACACTCTCAACAACATTGCCCGTGACGGGTATACCAACGGCAGCGGTAAATGCGTAGAAAATCCGAGCAATGACCCACCCCTGTCAACTCGGTCACAATTGGCGGCAGATGTTTGCTGACCTGATCTTGCTAATGGCTGGTAACAGGCTTGTAAGGTTCCTCGTAAGAGGTGGTGTGTATCAGCTATACAGTGAAGCCTGGAGGAAACCATGGTGTGTATAGTGGGGGAGCTGTATCTGCAACAAAGGGGAATAGCAAATGAAATGCATCAAGTATTCAGAAGATTTTGAGCGGTTGTGGAATTCATTTGATGGGGCGTATGGCAATAAGGGATCGAAGAAGAGGGCATATTCTGTCTACAAATCGCTCGATGTTTATGCAGATGACCTCCAGATGCTGCTGAATGCGGTGGGTTTCCAAAAGGCCGAAAAGCAGCAAAAGATGATAGCTGGTCAATTTTATGAAAACTTTCAACATGTAGAAAGGTGGCTAAGAAATGAACGATGGACAGATGAAATCAGCAGCGTCTTTATTAAAGAATCTCGCAGCGAGCAAATCGAGCGGGAGTACAGACAATACCTCGAAACCCTTGGGTCGGGCGCGCTTAATGGCTGAGGTTTGGGCGGTGCTAAAACTGAGAGGTCTTGTGCATGATCCGGTAGGTTCTGCCATTTACAATCAATTCTCCAGGGACTTGCTGGATAAGTCAGAGAATGAAATACGCGCCGGCCTGGACCGCAGCAAGGACTTTACTGGCTACTTATCGAGCCCTGCATTCAGAGAGCTTTGTCAACCAGATACCGAGGCACTTGGCCTGCCTAACCCTGAGAGTGCGTACAGCGAGGCTTGTCAGGCCGGCTATCCTGTCCAGGCGCAAAGATTCACCCATCCGACTGTGTATCAAGCCGGTGCAGACACAGGTTGGTTTGAGATGCGTAACGGATCGGGCAAAAAGCAATTCATGGAGAACTACAGCAAGCGCACCAAAGAGGTTATGGAAGGGATTGTCCACGAAATGCCCCGATATCCAGCACTAGAGAAAATCAGCGCACCGCTAGGCAAAGCTGAAACCCACAAACGAATAGCTGAAATGAAGCAAAGGTTGGGAATGCGATGACAGCAACGGCGCGACTTGAGAATAGAACCTGCTTAACTTGTGGTGTGCTTAAAAAGCGCGAGGAGTTTTACAGTGGAAAGCAAAGCTGCAAAATCTGCAAGGAGAACAGCCTGGCTAAGGAGATTGAGATTGAGATGGGAACATCCCTGGAATTGAGGATGATGGCTAATCATTTGTGGAAAACCAGCTAGAATGAAATTCAGGCCAATTAACGGCACTCTAATCGCAAGCTGCCAAGAAGCACATGAATTCCTGGCGGTGTGCATGGATGAGGTTGAATTGTTCAGCAAGGAAGGGCTTAGGACGTTAGCGCAGAACCGTAAGCTCTGGCCTCTTTTGAGAGATATTTCCACGCATGTGACACTATTCGGATGCACTCACACCCCAGAGATTTGGAAGCATATAATTTCTGCTGCTCATAAAGACCAGTATTTTGTAAAGGGCATCACGGGTTCTCTGGTAGTAATTCCGGTCAAGACCTCGAATATGAGCAAGAAGGAATTTTCTATATTCATCGAAGAGATTTACAGTTATGGCAGCGGAGAGGGCGTAAATTGGAGCGATCCAGCGATGGCGGCTTACGAAGAATATCACACGAGAATCGCGATAACCGGCTAAAGCGATTTTATTCATCGAAGAATATAGGCAGGCGGTTTGATAAAAACAAAATCATGTACAGGCTGCAAGGCAGTATGTCCGACAGGGTGCGCTCTGGGTGTTAAGATCAAGCGCAAGAAGATTGGCTATGGAATGGACCAAAGAATATTCAGAATCCCCCAGGCAAGATGCCACAAGCCACTGAGCATGTTGGCGTTCAGGGCGCTTGCTACACACTATGGATAAACTCAGGGTTCTCGATCTTTTTTCAGGAATTGGCGGCTTTAGCCTGGGTCTGGAAAGGACAGGTGGATTTGAGACTGTAGCCTTTTGCGAGATTGAAGAGTTCTCACAGAAAATATTGAGGAAACACTGGCCCGATGTGCCGATTCACAACGATATTCGAAAATTAGACGGGAGCGAGATCGATGCAGATGTCATTACTGGTGGATACCCATGCCAACCATTCAGTAACGCCGGGAAGCGAGGCGGCGCGGAAGATGACCGCCATCTCTGGCCTGAAATGTATCGACTTATTAAAGCTATCAGGCCGCGA